CTACATCATTACCCAGTACCATGCTTACTAGCTTAACAGCTATTGGCTCTTTATCTGGGTAGTATGGGTGTAGGTATATATCTTCTTGGTTAACAGTTTGGGTACGACTGTCTGACCTTGTTATGAATGCTTTCAATCCCCTGCGTGTGAAATATTTAAGTAGGGTATAACTGTCGTTACTGTTCTTCAGGTATACTGTATGTACGTCCTGTTTCTGTTTTTTAGTGAGGTCTGCGAATGGTTTCATACTTTCAAATTTTGATCAAACTTAAAATAAACGTTTATCAATTCCAAATCTGATACTAAATTTATAATCATTCTAAATAATAAATGTGTTCATTCCTTTTGATCTTTCAAACACCTAATTTATTGATAATCATCCCCCCTTATTATAATATTATAAATATTATAATAAGGGGGTTAAAATCTTAATATATGGGAAAATCTAGCCTACGTGTCAATAGGCTAACGGTAACACTGGTGTTTCAGGAGGAGACGGAGGGAATGTATACAAAAAAAGTATACAGGCAGGTTGCTGGTAGACAATGCTTTACAACGGTTTTTGAAAATGTATACAGTTCATATGTGTAAAATGTATACGTTTATTTTGGTGGTATCATTTCGATGGGTTACTTTTGTTATATGGAAAAGCCGATCTTAACGGTACGAATCTCTCAGGATCTCATGCAGATACTGGAGGCCCTCATGAAGACGCAGAATATGAAAAAGTCTGCTGTCATTGAAATGGCTATCCGGTCACTTCATTCTGAAAAGGCTGATGTAGTTGTTGGGTCCTTGAAGGATAGTATTTCGAAACATTTGGGGGTTGAAAGTAAGGCTCCTACTGTTAAACCTGCGTTTCACTTGAACAGTGAGATCGTGAAGGCAGGTAATCGGTATGTGAAAAAAGGTGAGATGGCAGATCCCCGGTTAGGGGAGTCGATCAATGTACGAAACGTGATGAGGGCTTTCCGGAATAAAGCTAAGGGTAAGAAGTTTGATCCGGAAATGGAACCTTACTTCGAGATCCTCACTGAAGATTTTAAACATCAAGTATTGACCAATGAGTGATAATTTAGAGTTTGAGTTATTACCTTATCTGGAGCGTATTGCGGATATATGCATAGGTAATTCAACAGCTGATAATGTTGGAGCAGGGGAGTTATCCACTCTTCCAGAGGCATTATCCCTTATCCAGTACAATCAAAAGAGTTCTGAGTACGTTAAACATGGTATACGGAAGGTCAAGTTGCTGGAGGATATGGTAGTGAGGTTGAAAAATCAGCTGGAGATGCTGGCTAAGAAGCAAGAGCTGGGTCAAGTTAAATCAGATTAAATGGCGAATCCACAGTTAGATACAGCGAAAAGGAAATATATGGAGTATCTGTATTCTCAGTATACTAAGGGAGTATTGGATAGGGAGAAGATAGAGCTGTTGAGGCGTGAGGGTTTTATCAAGGAAGAAGCTAAAATGGGCCGTCCTGCAGGGGCGGCTCAGGTTTATAAAAGGGCTATGGAAAAGGGGGCAAAGTGGTCCCTAGATCCGTTCACTTCACCAGAGAAATTTGCTAGGTTTAGGGAGAATATTACCCGGGAGAACTGGATGCCGGATAAAGGGGTCTTGTACCATGATGAAGCTTTTGTGAATTGGATTAATTCGATGATGTATGGACTTTTCCCTAACCGTATTAGGTATGATAAGTTTGATAGGTATAAGGCGCAGGCGTACAGGTGGTTGCAGGATGGGGACAATATAACCGATTACCGGACTGATGAATCCAGACGGGAGTTTGTATTCAGGGAAATGAACCGTATCAAGGAGAATACACTTTATTTCGCGGATAAGTATGGAGAGCTGAAGGAAGGGGATATTGAGTCAGGTGTGGTCAAGTACCGCGCTAAGGATCATCATGCTGTTATTTATTATTTATTTGATTGCGGTTATAATGTGATTGGGGGAAAAGGCAGACAGATCGGATTTACGTCGGCTATGGGTTTGGCTGGACTGAAGAAGATGATCGTTCAGAATAACTACTATATTAAGTTTGTTGCGGAAGACAAGGATACTACCGAGGAAATTTTCAATGATAAGATCAAATATCCATTTGGTGCTCTGGCCAAATGGTCACAGCCTCCTGTTAAGAGTGATAGTGGTACCCGGTTCTGGTTATCAGATAAACCCGCTAAAGGGAAGAAGGGGTACCCAAATAGCCGGATTGATGTAGTTGCTCCAAAAAAGACTGCTATTAACGGTGGATCTCCTCAGCTGGTCCTGATCGATGAGATTGGCAATATTCCGATTTTGGGGGCCATGTTAAACGAGGGTAGGCCTACTATGTTCTGGAACGATCCTATCACTGGGGAGTTCAAGTTGAAGCGTCAGGTGTGGATGTGGGGAACCGGGGGAGAGATGGAAAAGGGTAAAGGTGCGTATGAAAAGGAATGGTACCGGATCTTAGGTTTGTGGGAGGCGAAGAAGTATGATATTGGATTTGTTCCAATATTTTTCAGTTGGCATGTAAGGATGAGCAAGGAGGAGTATGAGAAGGAGAAGAATTGGTATTACGGAGCCCGGGCCGTAGAAAAAGATATGGATCTGGAAACTTCTAAGGTACAGTTTCATCAGCATTACCCTACCACTTTTAAGGACATGTTCATGTCTAATGCTAACACACTGGTTTCCAGGGACATAATTGAGGGAGGGCTTGATAGGTGTAGAGCATTAGGGCCACAGTTGCATCCTATATACGGGTATTTTGAGCCTGTTTATGATTATTCTGATCCCATGCCTCCGGAGAGTGACACCCCATTCCGAATAGTAGATGCGGTGTTTGTGCCACTGGGTGATCAAGATCCGGATTATAAAGCATCGGTGATTATGTTTCAGCGTCCGGAGCAGGGATGGACTAATCGATACTGGCAAGGGACGGACCCTATATCGACAGAAACAGGGCATTCGAAACAGAGCAGCACAATATGGGATGATCACCATAAAACGATATCTGCCCTTCTGAACTACAGGAAACAACATGATCACAAGTACGTGTTCCTACAGACTGTTTTGCTCGGGCTATATTATGATACGTCTCATGGACATAAAACTGGAGTAAAAGAACTTGTTGAGGCGAATATTGGCACTAACTACATAGACTATAAAGAAGCAAAAGGCTTTCTTAATTCATTAATATTTAACGCACAATTACCGGATAAGGTGATGGGGGGAGCCCGGGATATAGGCATTGATAACAAGGGAAACAGGGCAGATGCTATCGTTGAATATTTGACCGAAGTGGTACGAACTTATCATAAACGCATTTTTATTTCGGTTGTATTCGATCAATTAACTACTTTTGTATATGAAATTAAACCCACAACCGGAAAAGAAAGTTGGGGGCCACAGAATAAACTGTTACATTACGATGACGTATTGTACGGATTAGCTTACGCATATATTGCAAGGATAGCATGTTCTCATATGAAGTGCTATAAGCATGATGCGATGCATATTCAGAAGCGTATCAGGTATAAGCTGGTACGTGATGCTGATTATAATTTGATAAGAATACCTGTTCGGGAGTCTACAATAAATACAGCGCAAAATGCCTAATACAGCAAGACTGTTTGATCCTACAGGAATTAAACCTGAAGATTACCGTAGTAAGTATCCGGAGCTAAAAAGAATTCCGGAGTTTGCTCCTTTAACGTCGATAGCTTTAATGTTCGTGTGGTATTACGCAAATCCTACTTCTGTGTTGGTAAAGGAGTCCGATGATTTTCTTCGGGTCCGAAAATCAATGGAAGTATCCAAATACAACCCCAGGGGCTGATGCTCGGGTTAGGTCAAAGCTGATGGTTGAGAATGTGATTCAGAATTATGAGAAAATTATCTCTTATGGCCCGGATGAATACAAGGATAAGGATGGTGAGCCGGATAGGAAGAAATACGTGGATACAACTGCTAAGATTGTTGATGAATTACCTAAACTGATTGAAAAAGTGGAAGAAGGATTTGGGATATCTACACGCACTGAGGATGAAGATAGTGCGTATGGGGGAGTAGATTTAAGTGAATATTATCGTTCAAACGAAAAATAAAAGCCATGCTATATTTGATAGGATCTAAACAAACAAAACCAAATCGGATTGAAAAATCTGAGGGTGAAAAGGATCGCCAGTACCATGTTGATTATGCTCGGTGGGTTGTTGGCGAAGGGTGTACTTCTGGACATCGTGAACAGATGGATCGATACAGACGTAATATGAGCTTCTACAAGAATAAGCAGTGGATCGTGCGTGAGGATCTGGAAGCATTTTTTAAGGATGAGAGTGGACAGGATCGGAACAGGATTAAGGTTACTCAAAACTATATTCAGCCGATGGTGGAGCAGTATCGTGGAAATGCTGAGCGGATGTCGTTTGATATTAAAGCTGTATCCATATCGCCTATGGCTAAGAGCCGTAGGGATCAGCAGCTAAATCGGTTATTGATGTATCAGACTACAGCTACTATGATGCCTCAGTTTGGGGATTATATGAAGAATCAGGGGTTTCCTATTGAACAGTCTGAAGATGCTACTACTACCCGGTTTGAGAATAATTATACGGATAAGTACGTCATCTCGATCAATCGTTTACTGCGTTACAGTAAGAATGTTAATAATCTGGATAGGTACCGTAGGCCATTGGCCATGGATATGGCGTTGGCTGGGATCGGTATAGTTCAGCCTTACCCATATAATGGGGAGTGGATGTTTAAACGGATCTCGCCTGATCAGTTTGGGTTTGATAGGGGTGCTCAGGAGCAGGATCTATCTGATGCTGAATTTTATTTTGAGTTTGATTTTGCTCTGGCTACGAATGTATATGAGCAACATCAGGGTATACAGCCGTTAGAGAGGCAGGCGATTGAGAAGTATGTGTCTAATATTGGAGCTGTGCAGGCTACTGGGCAACCTTATGATATATCTCACCGTGTTCCTATATATACAGCTGTGTGGAGAGATACACTTTCTGATACTTATGGATATGTGACAGATGAGTTTGGGCAGCGTGTATTGGAGCGGATCAATTATGTACCGGAATATGAGGAGGAAGCTAAGTATAATATGGATGATGTGATCCCGTTAAAGGATCTTACTCCATATCAGAAGAAGGTTTTGCGTGGTGCGGCATCTAGAAAGTTACAGGTGGACCTCTGGAGGTACTGTAAGTTCATTCCATATGAGGCAGTGTCAGGTCGTGGTATGGGAGGAGATAATCCTGTACGTGATATAGTGCTAGACTTTGGACATATTCCATATCAGGAACCGGATCTGCATCATCCTACGAATATGATGCCTCCATATAAATGCGGTACATGGTTATATGCGGAAGGGGAGTTGTTATCTCCTATTGATGTAGCTATTAATCCTCAACGTATCATGAATAGGTTCTTATCGGTGATGGAGAATCAGATTAATAATGCCGGAGGTAGTGGTCCTTTATACGATAAGGATTTATTGGGGGAAACGAATGAAGATGATTTTCATGCTAGGATGAAAAGAGGGGAACCTGTTGGTGTTCATGGTAAAGGACGCGGAGTAGGTAATGCTGTTGGTCGTTATGAGGCTGGTATTAAG